CTCTCATCGAAGTTGATGATGAAAATTGACCGAAGAGTCTGAGTATTGTTTTCCTGCAGAATCTTGATCTTCTCTGCCTTGGTCTTTGCATTGTGTGCTTTCTGTAGCACTTCGGAAATCATAAGTTTCATTTCAAAATTCAGTAATGTGATCTAAAAGCTCATTCAAATTATTCTGAATGAAATATGGATACATCATTCCCCGTGCAGGGGTCTCTGTATTCTCATAGGTATCTATAATATTTTCTGACACCTCCTTAGGAATATAATCAAAGTCAATCAGTGAAAGATTTCTTTTATAATACTCCAAGGTGGTGTCATCTGTAAACTCTTCAGGGGACATGTCAATCCACTTAGAAAGTTTTACTTTAGATAATGGACGTTGACGCTTGCCAGCAACAAAAGTGTCATCTGGTGAAAGAAAGTTTGGAATACCATCAGAGCGGTCACCCTTCATGACATGCTCAGCAATATATTGATGAGGATCAATACCATTCATAAACTTCTTCTGAATAGGATTGTATTGATTAACAAACCTATACTTCTGCAGCTGAATAAAATCTTTATCTCCAGAAAGGATCAACACTTTCTGTGGTGGTTGCATATTGTTTTGCAACCTGATATTGACCTTGCCTTGCTCCATAACAAGAGTGGCAATTACATCATCTGCCTCAGCGCCATCAACTTCAATTACTTTATATGGGAGATGGTTACGAATTTCATCTCGAATCTTATTCAGCAATTCAAAAATGGCACCCCAATCAAACTTAGATGCTTCACGATCTTTCTTGCGGGTGCCTTTATAATATGGAAACTCTTTCCGTCTCCAGTAATGCTTGCTGTCATAGCAAAGGACTAGCTCACCATAATCATCTTTGAATTTATTTCTATAAAGTCGAAGAGAATTCAAGACCATATGACGGACTAGATCCTCTTCGATAACATTAGTCTTGGTCAATGTAACCATCAGGTTGCTGATGCAAACCTGATTCATGTCAACTAGGATCATAAGCGATCACTCATCTTCGTCATCAAGTATATCACCCTCGTCGTCGATCCGCAAGTAAAGGAGCTCAGATGGATCAACCATCCCACCTTCAATTTGCATCTCGGGGTGCATAACAACTGCAGCATACTCTGCTCTATCCTTCCACTCATCAAAAATCCCCTTAAGATTCCAGGAAGCCAGGAATCCCAAGAGGAAAGATCCAAGTGTTAGGAAGAAAGCGATGTAAAGAAAGCTAATCTCTGCCATGTCGCTTCTCCTATGTCTAACCGTAATTATTTAGTAACTTTCTTCTTCCTTCCAGGTTTTCTCTCAGCATGATAAACCCATGCGTCTTCTAAGATGCTATACAAATACTTCTCAATTTTTCTTGCTTGTGGTTTAGTGAGATGAGAGTATGCTTCTTTGAGGGTCTTATCACCCCCTTTAATGTATGCTCTCAACTCTTCTACAACATTACTTAATTGTGCAGCAGATGCCGATTCAATAAATTCATTTGTTTCACGTCGTGTCCACTTTCCAAGCTTGAGATAGTTATACATCTTGAAAAGAAAACGACCGTTAACCATTGCTTCATCGATAGCACGGTCAACGATCGTATAGAGCTCACCAGTTTTGTCGTCCATTAAATGTAATTGTTTTCTCGAAGATACCTAACAGTTTCGGTGCATCCACCGATCTTATGCCCCGCAACAATCACCTGAGGGAATGTAGCACCTTGTCCAAATTCTGCATAGAATTGCTCTCTGGTGAAGTTGGTCCCAAGAGTATATTCAGCATAGTCCCAACCCTGAGACCGATAAACTTCTTTGATTTTTGTGCAAAAGGGACACCCTTCACGAGTGTAAATTGCTGTGTTACCAATTCTTTTTGCCATATCTAATAAAAAAGTAATGGGGACCGAAGTCCCCGTGTTTACCTTATATATCAGAAGGAGAAAGTAGCACCAATCTTAGTGCCATAACCAGTGTCAGCATCATCTACGAAACCTGAGTTTGCCTCTACGTTAACGTAGGGACCTGCCATTGCAGCACCAGCGAAGAGAGGAGCAGCAGCTGCTGCAGCGATGAAAGATTTGATCATTTTGTTTTACCTGTTTACTTGCGGAATGGTTACCCGCAGATGAAAGACTCTCGACTTGAGTCTGAGAAGTATATAGTAAGGTAAGAGTCGAATTTTGTCAACCCTTGTGCCAGTTGGAAGTCTTTTCCCTGGCTTCGATCCTACTAAACACCCCTTTGACATCATAGTATAGTTTATGATGCTCTGTCAAGACATAATGTCCTGTGATTTCGGTAGAGTTGCAGGTGTAACCATAAGCAACCAGCTTCTCTAGTCTGTCGTCAATCCGAAACTTCTTCTGCCCCGACATGTAACTCAGATACTTCTGGTCCAGATTGATCATCTGCCTCTCCCGTTTGCTTAGAAATCATATCACGAATCTCTGACTCATCGATTTCCTTTCGATTATCTAAAGATTCTGGACTATCTATAGAGTCATTGATGATCGTCAGGTCTTCGGCAAGATTAGATGCCGTCAGATCCATATCCATAGGCTTAGCATCCATACCCTCAATGATGCTCAAGTTTGATCGCCAATACTTTTGCATCTTCTTCAGCATCTTACGCTTTCCTTTAGGATCATCCTTATACTTTTGAATGATGTTGCGAAGTGCTTTCAATTCACGAGCAGACTTCTGCAGAGATCTATCTGCTGCTGCTTCTCTTCCAAATCCTGCCATTAGTTAATTCCTTTAACGATTACTTTGAATGTAACGCGATAATCATTGTCGCTGCTACTATAATACCATATAGGTGAAGTTTGTCGATGAGACTCTTGATAAAATGCTTCCTTTGGTGATCTATTTGTTTGGAAATCATCTTCAAAATATGCCCGCATCTTCCTAGGTAGATCGTGTCCATTATAGTCGGGGAAGTAAGGACTACTATCCTCATCTTCCAATTCTTTTCTGCGTCTGGGTGGCCAGTGCAGGACAAATTCTTGCTCCTCACTATAACCTTTGCCTTCATTTAAGACATCCATCACACGAATAATACACTGCCAATATACACCTGAAGTTTTACTACTACTATATTGAATACCTCCAGGCAATGGACAATAGAATGTAAATCCAACACGAATCTTACATGTCTCCGTCACCTTATCCATATCATCATTATGCAATTCATAATCATGAATGAAAGTGATGGGAGATTCAAAAGGATTCCCGTCAAATTTATTGTCAATAGCATTGATATAGTATGGACGACGGACCTCCTCGCCAGAAAGTCCAGCAGCATAATGATAAAACGCAATAGCCCCGATAGCAAAGGTAATCGGCGCATAAGTTTCTAACGTTTCTTCAATGTCCTCCATCTCTTCATCGTCAGTGGTCTCCCATCTAGTGATGAGGTGATCTTGCAGCAGTTTTGTATAGTTTCCTGTGCGTCTAGAAATATTTTTATCATCATTACCACGATAGTCGTCTAGATCTTCATAAAGAATACCTGTATCAATATATCCATCACTCCAATTTGGATGCAAAGAATCTTCCAAATCAAATCCACGATTGCCATTATTGTAAATCCAATTAGATGGTTGATATTCACCGATGCTGTTCATGGACACATCAGATCCATTATTCCATACCATAGTCCATGGATATGCTTGACTATCATCAGAGTAACTATAACTTTCATCCTTGTGACTGCCAGGTGCCCAGACATCATCACCCATATGTCTGGCTCTATATTGCATTCCAAGAGCCCTAACACGTCCCTTATTTTTAGTCTCCAAGATAGGATTGCTAGCAGGAGCGCCGACATCTTCACCAATGATATCGTCTGAATTAAGAGTATAAAGATTAATATTAAAGCTACTACTATAAGTTTTTTCTTTATTGTCCTGAAGACTCAATCCCAATGAAATTGATCCGTTGGGATGTCCACTAATAATCTCAGGGACCTCAAATGTAAGGGTATCATTTTTTGCAACTGTAATTGCACTCGTCAATTCTTCTCCAATCGCTGGCCACTGACTCGCAATATGCTTCTTATTGTATACCACTACACCATTATGCAATAGTCTCATTCTAAATCTGGTGCATCCAGAAAGAAGTCCACCAGTAATACCACCCTGAGAAACAAGTTTTAGTTTACCTTTGTTTTGCACAGTAATAGTCTGAGACTTATTAATCTCCATGCTATAAGATCCATTACATTTACCACATTCAAAATCAATAGAATAACCATCAGAATTGGCTGACTTCATTCCACAATCCTGACGCTGCAGATAAACATCTTTGAATCCCAAGACCGTAAGACGATTGTCACATGGATTGCTATTGTCAATCGGTTTCATCACCTTGGCAGGTGGCATACTCTCATAGACATAGCATTGAATGCCTTCATAATTATCTCGTTTAGGCATCCACCCAAGACGGTGCCAAAACTTAACATCATCATAGTCATCATCACCATCGACAAGATCTTCCCAGAATTGTTTGGATAGTCCCCTCCACTTCGTATAATCTTTATTGTCTTGGGGATTCCATTTACTATCTGAGAATAAAACATAATTACTCTCTGCAGTGTTGATACCAACGGCTCGATATCCCTCTGACAATGCAGAGAAAGTAACTGCCTGACCTAGTTGAAGACTATTTCGATCCCCACCATCAGGCAGTAGAAAATATCCAAGTGTCACATGTGCCCTGAGATCTTTAGGAGAAACTGAAATAGATTCCAACTCAGTATCCCTTTCAGATGATGTCATAACAATCCATCCTTTCTGAGGACCATTTGCATCTGCAAGGTAAACACCTAGAGCATTGTTGTAACCTGCGTTTCCATGCTCAGCATCAATAACAACTCTTAAAGATGCTTTTCCATTGTTTCTAAGTTTATATGCAAATCTGTTTGTAAATTTCTGAGGGACATTCTGATATGCCTCAGGATTAATTGTGTAGTAATGATTGTTTTCTCTAGGATCAAAATAACGATCCAAGGGAGCAAGCAATTCATCCCTACCATGTGTGCCCGAAGCATCGAGAGGCTCAACAAATACATGTCCAAGGACTTCTTGGAATACCATTCCAGCAGCATTCATGGTTGCTCTTTCACCAGCACCAGGACTATCTGGTTGTCCAGGGTTTGTAGTTAAGAAAGTATCAGAGTTTTGTGAAGAATAATACTTAAAGAGTGGGACTGTTTTCTTTTTATATGGTTTTTCCAGCACATAAAAAACAGGCTCACTACCATTACCCAACTTATATCCCGAAGGTGCTGTAATACTGGTGCCATAATCAGTATCTACATCATCGGCATCAATGATCTCAAACTCTACTTCAATATTACCAATGTCTCCATTGAAAGTATCAGACCAGGTTGTGCCTACTGCTGGAAGATTTCCAGACCAAGAAGTAATCTTCCACTTAGTATCCCAGTCATTACCATCGTCAACAGGATTTACTTCAACGTTAACAGTAACACCACCATTGGTTGATGTATATGTCCTTGTATTGCCACTGCTATAAATCTCCTTGCCACCAGGATTAAATACTGCAGGACCGACATATGCACCTGTAGAATTTGTAGTCACCACTTCAATAGAGTGCATACCCTTTTTATTATTAGGTGTGACTGAAATATTTTTATTGTTTACAAGCTTGTATTCATAAATTGGTATCCTGTCTGGGTAACAATTTTTGACACAGATCTCAGTCCTATTTCCATACATCCCCTTCGGCACAAATGATTCACAGTCTGGTTGGGGTGGACGCCATTGACCGCCAATATATGGACGCATCATACATTCAACACTGTTTCTCACACATGTAATCCAGTCTTCATCATCATCCTGCACATCAATATCACATCTATAAATCTCACCCGTATCAACGTGCTTAAACAGAGCAGGTTTTCTCTTAATACGAATAAGTTTCCTTTGCTTAAGCAACTTGACAACTTCCTCACAGTCTTGAGGATCACCAGGGGGAGTGATAATTGGTGTGCCAATCCTAGAATCAGGTGGGACTACAATGATTTTCGGACCAATAATAAATGGTATCTCGGGAAGGTTTTCTTTAATCCAATCCTCAATGATTCCAATATCAATAACATCATAATCAAAATTGATATCATCCTGATCTGGAATTTTGAAGGGTCCATCAGGAGCTAGATCTGGATAACAACGACCAACTAAATTTTGAATAATCTCGCGAGGTGTTGGCTCAGGATCTGGGACAACCACGGGCACTTTAGGTGCAGGGTTTTCACCGTCCTTATCGTTTGGAGTATTTTGAATTGGCAGGTCAGGATAGCATCGACCCACAATATCCCTAATGATATCACCAGGAGATCCACTGCCTGGATCACCATCACCATCACCGCCATCACCACCACCATCTGCTGGATCAGCAGGACCAGGTGGATTTGTCTGGTCAAGTGGGTTAGGACTATTTGGAAGGACAGTAGTGGCATAGCACCTACCCACAATTTCTTGAATTGTTGGTGGGACTGGTGCTGGAATTACATTCGGTGAAACGGGAGCAAGAGGACCTGAGGACGCTGCAGGTGCCACAGCAGCTCCAGTTGAATCCAACTCAGAGTTAGCTGAGTCAAGTGGCAGGGGCGTATTGTTATAACACCGTTGTACGATATTTCTAATCGACTCGCCTGCCATATTACAAAGTGACTTTACGAAGTTATTTAGACAAAAAAAGAGGGGTTACTCTGGATTTTGCCAGAGACCCCTTGCGGCGACGATATGTTTTTATTTATAGAGCATTGCCCCTCGGCAAAACTTCCTCTGGAAAAATGAACTGCTCGTGAGGCTGGTCTACTGGTGCTTATCTCTTGAGAAACAAAATCGTATGCACGAAGGTTGAGTGCGAGTCCGATGATCCCGATTGAAGATGTCCAGAGACCCATAACAGGAACAAACAGCATGAAAAAATGCAACCAACGCTTATTGCTAAACGCAATACCGAAAATTTGCGACCAAAAACGATTAGCCGTAACCATTGAATAAGTTTCTTCCTCTTGGGTAGAGTCGAATGCCTTGAAAGTGTTTGCTTGTTCACCATCTTGATACAATGTATTCTCTACTGTAACACCATGGATAGCACTTAGCAATGCACCACCCAGGATACCTGCAACACCCATCATATGAAATGGATTCAGTGTCCAGTTGTGGAATCCTTGGAGGAAAAGAAGGAATCTAAAGATTGCTGCCACCCCGAAGGATGGAGCAAAGAACCACGAGGACTGACCCAGTGGGTAGATAAGGAATACACTGACAAAGACAGCAATAGGACCAGAGAACGCAATAGCATTGTAAGGACGGATACCAATAAGACGTGCCAATTCAAACTGCCGAAGCATGAAACCAATCAGAGCGAAAGCTCCGTGGAGCGCCACAAAAGCCCAG